GCAGAGAGGGTGGCAGTTATTGTCTTTAAGACTGTAGTAGAACCTACTTCTCTAATCCTTAATTTGACAGCCCCGCCTGTTAGGTTTATAGGGGCCCATGTTGAACTATCTTCTACATCTAATGTAGCTCCAGAAGCCGCGGTATTACTGTCTTTTAAATTGAAAGTAAGTTCCGGTAATGTGTCCCCTACTACTAACTTTATTGTGTCTGAATATGCCATAATTAATTTTACCTTCCTAAATTTCTAGTGTCTAGCTGACCATAAACAGGCAAGTAGTCTGCTACTCGCCAATCCCAAGTTACGCCATCATAAACTCTTTCTGCAGCTGGCCCCAAGGGCGGTACCCAGAACGGCTTACCATACCTATGGCTTTCTAAGAATATGGGTAAAGTTAAACTTGCTGGGCCTAGCATACCACTTCTGTCTATTATCTCGATCATGTATTGACCAGTGCTCATACTGTTAGTTTTAAAATAATTCACTCCTGGATCATCGCCATCAATACCAGGTAATAGCTCTGCTAATAAGTACTTAGTTAACTCTCTAATTTCTAAACCTAACATGGTTATAGGTACTAATATTCCAGCCATAAGTAATAATGGCATGACCCCTGCACCTGCGCCTTGATTTACAAACCCTCTGTGTGATTCTTTTAGAGTTGGGAATACAATGGTTTTACCGTAAGCATAGAAGAATGATTTAAGCTGCCATATAAGAGCATACCTAGGGTTATTAGCATAAGTAGGCCTTTGCGCTGGATTAGGTCTTACAATAGATTCATCTACAAACTGAGCCAATGCTTCATTAACCTTTGTACGTGTAGCATCATCTGCTTTGCCTTTTTCCCAAGCTAAAACTTCATCTACTGTTACGTTTAACTCATTTAAGTAAAGTTGGGCGGTAGTATCACCTTTTTGAGCTTTTCGTGCGCTGTCTTGCAAAAATCTCGTGCCCATGCCCGTAGCAAATACCCTCGTAAACTTAGTGTATGCCTCTAGTAAAGTAACCCTAAACCAAGTGTCAGATACGTTCTTTGCAGTTTGGTTCATAAAATTTTGTTCTCCTGCAAAGATAAAGAAGCTAGACATAGCATCTACACCTATAACTCCAATCTCACGTGCTAACTCTGCAGCTTCTTGCGGGTTTTTTGTCATATTCTTTATAACACCAGCTATATCACTTATCTTAGCTGTGCCTCTAGATCTTAAGACTGGTCCTGCTGTATCTTGCAAAGATGCTAATACAGTAAAGGCTAGTAGAGTTATGATATTTACGGGAAGCAATACGTTGTTTGCTGTCTTTAGCCAACCTTTATCTATAGGCGGTGTTTTTCCAAACATAGAGTCAATAATATTTCTAGAATCTTGTTGTTGTTTAGGAGTTAATTTAGCTATTAAAGAATTTAATCTTTCTACGCCGCCAGATTGTTCAAACTCGTATTTAAGGGCTACTTTGTCTAAGTATTGTTTTAAAGCCACTTCTGCGGGTAAAGCAAGCCCCGCGTCCATAAGTCTTTTATTTGTTATGTTAGACCAAAGTTCTTTTCTTTCTTTCATCATGCCAAGATCTATTTCATCGGATGCTGCAAAGTCTAATTCACCCGACCCTTTTTTGACTATACTATTTACAGCATTAGTTATCTCACTTTGTGGTACTCCAGGATTAGCTATTTGCAGTTCTGTAAAAGCCTCCAGTTGTAACTTTGGGTTACCTGCTATTTCTGCGACTGCGACTACGCGAGGAAAAAAGTTTTGTCTTTCATCTACCCCATACCTATTTAAACCAAGATTGTCATATACATCATTTTTTAAGTATTCTCTTACTGCCCTAGCTCGTGGGGGTAGATCAGCTGTATTTATAGTATCGTCAGCAGCTAAATCTATTTGTTGTTTCTGTTCACTAGTCAACGTGGAGTAAATCCACCCATCCTCTACACCTAATATTTTTGCTACATCATTAAACATAGCGTTTGCTCTTCTAGTTTTTAACGTAAAGATACCCGCTCTACCAGATTTGGATACAGTTCTAGGGTCTAGATTAAAGAAGTCAGCTATCTCTTCACCGACCGGACCGTAATTTCTAAGCCTAGTATCAGAAGTAAGAAGTATTTTAGTAAGCCAAGTAGGCAAGTTCTTGCTCTTAAATAGTTTACTTGTTTGCTCCATGGCTTTTCGCAACTGCTTATCAGTAAACGTTTCGGGCCCGAGAATACCTTCAATCGTGCTTTCTATACTTGCTTTGACTTTGTATGGCACTTGCTGGTTTTCTGGGTTTATAAGTTTCTGTTGCAAGTCAGCTGCGTACTCTTGGAACGTTTCATCTATCTCTGTACGTTTTTTAAAGATTTTTGACTGGTCGTACATTTTCTTCTGTGACTTAGCTAACCGTTTGAACCAAGCCTGAGTGGGCTTATTCATACTGTCAAACACTGTGCCATCAACTTCTATACCTAGCTCTTTTCTTATAGCTACACCAAACTGGTCAGCCATAAAGTTTTCTACGCCCGTGTCATCGTCAGTATAAGTTGGGGGCACGTTGTCACTTTTTAATATTTGTTCATACGCCTGCAATATTTTTTTTCTAGTTGCAGGAACTTTCAAACTTTTTTCTAATTCTTGGAAAGTCAAAGAGTTACCTAGTTCTTTTAAGAATGCAGAATAGTATTGACCCTCTGTTATGTCTGGGTTCGTTTTCATTAAAATAATATCGAAATCTCTGTACTGCAGAGTCATAGCAACTTTATCTGGTTGATTTAATAAGTTTTGTCTTTTAGTATCAAAGTTTTTTTGGTCTATTGCATTTTTAATTCTAGGAGGCAGTTGAGAATCACTGTACCCTGTTTCAGCTGCAATCACATGCAGGTTTGTTGTAAGGCCTAAGTTCCTAGCTGCGCCAATCATGTTGGTTATTATTTGTTTTCTAAATGGTAAGTTTGCTCTTGTTCTAGGTGGTGGGTTTTTTATACCTTTTAGCTTATTGGCTTTTTGTTGTATGACATTACCTAGGTATACCGCTGTAACCTTCTGATACTTCGTATTATCTTTAAAAGTTGGTTTTATATTACCTGCTCTTGCTAGATCTGCGTATCTATCTCTACCCCTAAACTCTTTGCCTTGTTGTTCTTGATAAGACTCAAACAAGTTTCGATCTTGTATGTCCATCTTTATAGCAGAGTTATCTGTAATCTGGGTATCAGAAGGAGCGTCTAGATTATACATACCGGTCTCATCTATAGAAGGGGTGGCTCTTTCTATAGCGATTGCTTGAAGGTCATCTAAATAAGTTTCTATTGGTACATTTCTATCAATCCTACCGCCAGCCCCTCTAAAAGCTAAATTAGGTCTGTTAGCAGGTACATTTACTTGTTGTTGTCTTATCTCTACTTCGCCTGTAGGACTACCAAATGCTACATCCCTCGTAACGGGCTGTCCTAGTGGAGCGGATATTTGTTGTAGTTTTCCTGGCTCGTTTCTTATATCTGCGCTATTTATAGCAGCTATAACTTTACCTATTTCATTTAAAAACTGCATTATGGTCCTGTCTTGAGCTTGAACTTCTCCATACAAGTCTTTAACTTCACCGGGTGTTTTTCTAGAATTTTTATCTACTGCAGCATATCTAACGCTTAAAGCATCTTCAGCCCTGTCCGCAAGATCTTCTAGTTCTTGTAGAGTCATCTCTTGCATAGTATTAGCTTCGACATTTTGTATCAAAGGCACAATATATGCAGGGTTCATACCAGCAGTTAAAGGTGTAGCCGCTGCTTCATACACTAGGTCTTTTAAAGGCACATTTACTTTTGCAAATCTATCGTTTGTAAAAAAACCACTAGCTAATCTTGGAAGGCCAAACTGTTGTCGTAGATACGCTACCTGTTGAGCGAACTCGCCCTCAAATTTTTTAGGTATTGTAATTCTAAGGATACTTGCGCCAGGGCCATTTGGTTGAGAGATGATGTCATCAAGAGCAGCTCCTAGTTCTATGTCGCTTTTCTTTTTGCCCCCTGTCATAGTGAAGACTGCATCTTCTTTTACACCTAACGGGTAGTATTCAAGTTTAAAGTTGTTTTCTTGTAGTATGTCTATTGCATCTAACAAAGATGCGACTCTTTGTGCAGCTTGGTTCATGTACTCTTCAGGCTGTCTACGTTGTTTTATTTTAGATAAAGTAGAGATACCCTCTAGTAAAACTGACATATCTACATTGATTGGGGTTCTACTTTTAGCTTCTGGGTTTAGGTTTTGTAATTTAAAATGTATTGGAGTCTTATAAGTACCAGACCTAGTTCTTGCGTGCGCTTGATCTAATCTTATCTGGAGGTCTGCACGTATGTTTCTAAGGGTATCAACATTTTCTCTAGTAATCTCTCTAAACTGTTCTGGGTCAGGTTTCATTCTTACTATTACGTATCTTCTATTGGTATCTTGTGTAGGTTCCTCTACTTCTTGCTCTACTTCTTGCTCCCCTTCTGCTTCTAATCTACGCGCTTCGTATTCAGCTTCAAAAGAAGCTTCCTGGTCTGCTAGTGGTGTAGCATTACTATCAATTAACTCAACAATATCATCTACAGTGTATGTTTTTTGGCCTTGTGGTCCTGCGTTATCTTCTCTTAAGTAACCCGCATCTACAGCGGCTTCTATCAACTGGTCAACCCCCATACCACCAGTTTTTGTATAACTAAAAGTGCCTTTATCTAATCTGTCTCTTAGTTCAGCAACTCCTACCGCTTTAGGATCAAGTTTGTTGTTTCTAAGAAAAGTTTTAAATGGTACATTTTTCTTAGAGGGTTTAACTTTAGGTTTAGTTTTAGTAGCTACTGGTCTTTCAGGTGCTACAAAAGGTTGATTATTAGCTGTTGCTGTTCTTAGACCTCTTAGATCTCTTACATCTACAAATCTTAAGAACCCTGTTTCGCTAGTTTCTTCTCTTTCTATCTTGGCTTTATCTCTAAAAGTTTGTACTGCTCTTTTAGATAAAAAAGGTTTTTGGCTTTCAAATTCAGCCCTTAGAGTAGGATGTATAAATGTATTTAGTCCAGCAACAGAACGTCCGTCTGCTTTAGGATCACCTTTTGATATTTCAAACCCTTTGTCTGTCTTTGGATCTACAAATGGATTTTGTACAGTACCTGAGCCTTTTTTAGCCATAACGACTGGGTCTTGTTCTTTTATAGGCGCTTTAGCTTCTCTTTGTGCGGCTCTGAAATCAGCAAGCTGTTTTATATAAGCTTTATCTTTTCTGCCTTTTTTAAAGTCTTTTGGATTTGGTCTTTCAAACTCAACATTGGTTCTATTTAAAACTTCACTAACTCCTATCAAAGGCACGTTAGTAACTTCTCTGCTACCAAACTCATCTCTAGCTATACTGCTTTCGATAGAATCCGATTGCTGTAGTTGTGCTCCTTCTTCGACTATCTCTTGTAACACCCCATCTAACTCAAAAGCTATACGTTCAAGACCCCCAGAGTTCATTCTTTGTAAGAAAGCTCTGTCCTCTGCGTTAAGTGGGCCAGCGTTTTTTTCTGCGTTTATTAACTCGCCATATATTTGTGAATACCTAGCTCTTGTGTTCGATCCCGGTTTGCCTACTGCATCTAATGTTTTTGTAGCTGCTGGTTTTACGCCCGCTTTTCTTGCAGCAATCACTCTATCACGTGCAGCACGTACCTCATTTGATACCGTCTGTTTTTCTGTTGTGCTTAATGACCTTAAAGCTTCGGGGCTGTACTGTTCCGCTAGTCGAGCTGTTTCTAGTTCAGCTTGTAGCAGTTCTTGTACCTGTTGCTCTGTAAAAACAAGATTTTTTCCTTCCCCTTTAGTTAAGTAATTTATTGTGCTTTCTAAAGCTTTTATTCTTACTTTTAATTCTTTTTCAAACGCCGCATCTTCTTCTACTTTAGCTCTTCTTTCTGTTTCATTTTCTATTTGTTCATAAGCTTCAAAAGTTTCTTCAGAAGATAGTTCTTCAAGTCTTTGCTTTGCACTATCTAATTCGCTTTGTAATTGTTCAACTGACGCAACATTTGATTGCCCTTCGGTAGTAGTTTGCGTAGCTTGTTGCCCACTTAATAAAAGCTTTCGTGTTTGGTCAATAAAGAAAACAAGATCACTAAAGTTAATTGGTAATTTATAAACGTCTCTAAGATAAGCATCGAACTGCGCTCTCTGAGTTGCGGTTACTTTGTTTTTCCTTATGTCAATGTTTGCTGCTGTTACGTCTAGGTTTTGAGTCCCTCTGTCCCCCTCTACTCCAGCATCATCGTCACTAGTTCCCATCTCAGACATATCGCTTGTTTCAAAAGCTTCTTTGGTAGCTTTTAATACATCAGCATCTTTTGGCAATCCTTCTTGTCTAAACTTTCTGTGTTGTGCCAAACTTTGAATTTCTACCGTGTACCTTTTTGGGTCCATGGCCGCTCTTATTTTGTTCATGGCTGCTTGCGCAGCTTCTGCATCGCCTTTTACATCTTCTCTAGCAGATTGGTACTTAACAAACTCACCTTTGTCGTTGTCAAAAAGCCCAACTACTATGTCATCTCTAGGATCTCTACTTCTGCTATAACCAAGCGCTCCTGCTAAAAACTGGTCTAAAATACCAGTATCATACTTATAACCACTGTCCATAATATTTGCTAGCCTGCTAGCTTTACGTTGATCAGTTGTAAAGAAAACGCCTATAGGCGTAGATACACTAAATAATTCTTGTCCTTCGAATGTTTTTTCTATGGAGCCTTGGGCTTTTTCAAACTCTGCTTTTGCTTCTATGGGCACAAAGAAACTATCAGCTCCAGAATTCTCATTAGCAACAAAGTCAGCTTGTGTACTTAAAGCAGCTGCACGTTCGCCCATAACTGCGCCTATAGATGCTTGGAACTCCTTATCGGAAAAAATACGCATCATCTCACGTTCAGCAACACCCCTTTGTGACATATTCCTGGCTTTATTTATAACAGCAGTACCTGCACCTAAACCACCACCAACACCTAAACCCCCCATAACACCTGCGAACAGAGCGTTTACCCTATCTATTCTTGCTTGGGCCTGCGTGTAGTCTTTATCTATCCTGAACTTTTGTTGCACGGACAGTTCCTCTTGTAACAGTTCAGCAAGGCCTTCAGAAGCAGATGTAACCGCACTTATTGAAGCAAAGTCCTTAAACATGCTGCCCGGGGGTATAGGATCAAACTTAAATGGGTCTGCTGCCCCAGTTCTTTTTACTCTGCCTGGCCTTTTAAAAGCTCTTAAAGCAGTTGCAGCAGTTAAACCTTCAGCACCAACTCCAATAAGACCAAAAGCCGAACCTTGAAGTATAGAGTTAATAGCATCTTGTTTACTATCCATGCCTTGGTCAACATAATCACTAAATGCTATACCAGTACCCATTCTTTGTTCTTGGGTAAATGCACCTAAAACTGCACCTTGAGTAAATCTTCTGCCTCTCAAGTTAGAACGCATGACCCCGTAGATATCGTCTAGGTCAAGTAGTTCCTCTTTTGAAAATTTGTGTAGGGGTTGTTTACCAGCATTGACTCTGATTTGGTTTTTGTAAACTCGATTAAGTAAATCCTCTACGTCTCCTGCATCTCTGCCGGGTTTTCTTCGCTGTAAAGCTTTTACTCCACCCTCTACGGCTTTTCTTCGAGCGGTTGTTCCAACAGCTGCAGCTGTTAATAATCCAGGAGTTGCAGTACCACCAGACAATGCAGTTCCGCCTACTACAGCACCCCCCACAACAACAGCTTCAGCTAGACTGGCTGCTAAAGAAGGTATAAATTGCCCCGTGGCAGCAGCAGTATTTAGAAAAAAATCATGCACGTTACCTTCTTCTAAAGCACTAGCAAAATCTGACTCAATCCCACTTAGTGGTATGCCTGCTTGGTTTTCAAGAAAATCTGCTTCGCGTATCCTGTTACGTGCAGATACATCATCTCCTTTAAGGGTATCTAAAGCAGCTAAAAAGTTTTGGTTTTGGGCTCTGATATTATCATAGCCAGATGATATACCTGCACTAAAAGCCTCGCCTAAAGTGTCTATTGGCTCTACCCTTTCTACGCTTGGTCGGGCAAGCATGCCCTGTTGTGGGTTTTTAAAGTCCGCGCGGTTGCTGGTTCTTCTTGCTAAGTCGCCTTCTTTTATCCTCGTGATTGAATCTGTAGTAATAGCCACACTTTAGTTCCCTGGAATCTCTTGTATATATCTACTTATATACTGAGCTGTTACTCTATCGTTAAATATATCGCTGTACTTCTTACCAGATAGTTCTTTACCTATTTGCTTACCTTGGCTATCTACTGCAATAATTGAATCGAGCACCTGATTACCCTCTCTATCTTCTTTATACTTAGCACGCAATCTAGAGGTTACATCACCCAAAGGCATATCTGCACGGTCAGCTTCAAATAATCCCCCAATAAGAGGAATACCTGAAAGGAAATTAGGGTCTCGTCCTTCAGCTCGTATTAAATTAAACATAGTTGTACCTAGAGCGTTTCTAAAGTAACCATCCATCTCTAAACCTTCTGCTCCCCTAAATAGCCCTAGTTGATTTGCTTGGTCGTAAGCATTAACTATATTCCTAAAGTTAACACTACCTTTACCTTTAAATTTCTCAGGATTAAACAACCCTGTGTCACTATCTGAAACATTATCTATTAACTTTTCTAATTCGCTGTTTAACTTTGTAGCAATATCTTTAGCCCTATCATTATCTAATCCTCTAATCCTAGCGTTAGATTCAGTTATGTACTGATCTAGCCTTGCGTTCATGTCTTGAGAAGCCCTATCAAACTGTTGTACTTGCATAGGACTTGTAGCAGCATCTCCAGTAGCTAATAATCTGTAAGCGTCTTGGAACTCTGCGCTAAAATCGCCACCTGCTGTTACGGCTATAGCAGCAGCTATCTCTGCTTTACTAACATCAATTGAACTATCGTAATCTGGTAGTTTATTTAAATCTTCCGGTGAAGACACTTTATATTTATTAAAAGCAGCACGTGCTTTGTCTAAAATGTTTTGGTCTCCGCCTACTTCAATCATTAAGGCTTCGTTTTGTTTTATAAAACTAAACATGGCCTCTGGGCTAGCGTCCACAGGGAAAACAATTTCTGAATCTTTTAAACGACCTCGTAGATCACCTGCTTCTGCTTGCGCTGCCTCATACTGTTTTTGTTCTTCCGGAGTTCTACCGGTCGGTGTAGTTACTTTAATTGCCCCACTAGGCATTCGTCGTCGTCGACCACCGGGTTTTCCTTTTTCCTCTAATTCGGTTCTTGTCTCTTTGTTTTCTTTTAGATTACTTCTAAGTTTTTCTCTATACGCATCTAATCCATCATTAAACTCTGACCCCATCTCCACTAACATTTCAAAACCCAATGCGGGATCTAGTTCACCACTTTCTACTAAACCTTCAATAACATCTATGGCTTCTGGTGCACTACCAGCTGCATCTAATTTTTCAGCGATTGAAAGGCGTTTGTTTTCTCTTATTCCATCTAAAGTGGCTATTGCTTGGGCTCTTTGGCCCAATGGCTTACCTTGCGCAGTAAGTCTATGAGAATGTTTTTGTAAAATGCTATTAGCCATAGTACGAAGACCTTCATAGTTCGTAAACATAACGATGTCTTCTGGGTCATTACTAAACCCCATAGTCTTTGGAAAAATCCCTTGTTTAGTTTGTACATCAAAAGAAATTCCTCTGTCAGTTTCATTTATACCAACAACCATGCCTTTTTCTGTTTGGCCAGTATTTATATCTTTGTAACTAGTTGCAATAGGACTAGAGTTTAAAATACCCATCAACCTGTCTTTACCACCTTCTTCTGCAATTAATTTTTTAAAATCATCTTCGCTCATTTGTGCATAACGTTCGTTGTCTTCTAACTCCAGATAATCAATGTACGGAGCTACAGTTTCAATAACTTGTGCGGCTGTTTGGTCGTTTTGGTTTTTAATCTGGGCGCCTATTCGCTCAGCGGTGAGTATGTCTGATAAGGTTGCCATATTAAATTAAAAATGCGGCTAATACAGAGGCTCCCATATTAGTCATGTTTGAAGCATATTGAGCTTTAGCGCCTTTGTATGCTCCTCTTCTTTGCACTTCACCCTGGGCCGCAGTGCCTAACCCTTCTAAAGCCCTAGCATTAACGCCTTGGCCTATACCAATTAATTCTTGTAGTAACGCTTGGTTTGTTGACCTTTGTTGAACCCTAGCATTATTTACAGTATTTGCTAAAGATAACTGTCTACCCCTTTGCGCAGCTCGTTGCTGTTGTTGAAGTTGAGCTTGTGACAACCCTCCGCCACCATAACGTTCTAAATTACGCGCTTGTACTCCCGCAGCTATATCTGCTTGCTGTGGTGCGGTTTCTCTAGCTCTATCAATTAGCGTAGTGTCGTCAGTCATGCCTAATAACCGTTTTTCAAAACCTCTAAAGTTCCTTATGTAATCGTTATAGTCCTGTCTGAGTATTTGAGAAAATTCTTTATCTGGATCTTCTACATTAGGCAACCCACCAACAAAATCTTGTTGAGGTTTTAAATTGTTATAAGAACCTAATATAGACATTTTTTAAAAAGAAGTGTAGTTAAATATATTTGCAGCCTGATTATCAGAATCATCACCCATGTTAGGATTAGTAGTAAGGCCCCTACCAAAAGCTATAGAAAACGGATTATCACTTAGTGGTATTGAATTATCTGGATTTCTTTTGTTATATGCTTGTGCAGCTCTATATTGACTAACATTTTTACCAACTTGCCCTGCTAGGGTGCCAAACGCTTTTATGTTACCCGCGCTACGTATTTGTTTAGCTCTTGCTCTACTTAAAGTATCAGTGGTTGCTATTTTAGAAGCTTGTGATAAACCTGCAGCTGTTTGCGCTGCCATTTGATTTGCACTTTTTATACCCGCAACTTGGTCACTTCTTGAACCTAAAAGCCCCTGAGTTGTTCCTTGTAGTTGTTGCGCACTAGCAGCAGAAGCTAAATCAGCTTGTGTATCTACTGCGCTTACCGCCCTTCTGTTTGGATTTGAAGTAAGGGCTTGCATAGTATCAGCTTGAGCCCTACCTTCACCCTGCGCAATTAAAGTATCTTGTTCGGTAAAAGATCGTTCTACAAACTCTTTTTGTTTAGGTAAATAGTTTTGTCTAAAAAATGCTTTATCAGCTTTCGCTACAGCAGCATTAACTTTTTCAACTTCACTGGCTTTGTAGTCTGCTGCTTTTGGTTTACTCACTTTTAACTGTTCTCCTATATATCCTTGTATCAGTATGCCAGCCTTTTGCTATTGCATACGGTTCTAACTCAGGTACATGAGATTGAGCTTCTATATACTTACAATTGGATTTCCTAGCTAAGTCTTCAATCCAATCTTGGTGAGCTAACCACTCATGCCCGCCTTTTTCATAAGTATACGCTATCCACATATACAATGTCTTGTCTTTTGTGTACCTATCTATCTCTATAGTAAGTACTAAAAACCCGACTGGTGAGGTAAATAAAAACGCTCTTTCATCTACACAATCACTATAAACATCTTCAGGGATAAAGGTTAGACTTGGGTTGTCTGCTAATATACTTTCTATGCCAGGCTTAACAATGTTCCACATGGAACGTATGTCAGTAAGCACTGGTTCAATAAAGTCATTAGTAGTCGATCTCCCTTCCGTATCTTCCATAGCGCCTCCTTGGCTTACCTATTCCTTTATATTTTACGGTTCGTTTTACGCCCAGGTCCCCGCCTCTTGCACGAAGTTCTGCTTGTACTATTTCGTTATTAAATTGTGCTAGATATTCTCTAGCTGCACCTATGTCTGTCCACTCTCTATTGGGCATGCGAAGCAACCTATACAAAGCCCCATAGATAATTGCATCTCTGTACTGATTAGAAACAGTGCTATCAATGTTGTTGCTGGTTCTAGTTGGTTTTAAAGCCACACTAACAATAACTTCTTTTGCCCCGCTTGGTACGGGCACTATCCAAAACAAACTAGAAGACTTCTGTAGATAGACATGCGGACTGCCTGTTCTATTTCTCCAATCTGGGTAATTTAACTCTAGGCTACGCGGACTAATAGGATCCATGTCGTTGCCATCATGAGTCATATATAAAACTTGGTGTACTTCTGTAGCTACTGGAATATCAAAATCGTATTCATAAACACCTGCAGTAGTGTTGAACGGGTCCATATCTAGTATGTAAGCCTTTGATCTCTCGCAAAATTCTATGGTTGCAGATCTGATGTGCTGTTCAACTAAAGAATCAGGACATAAAGGCACGTAAGGCAAGATATCTTTTACTAAAGAAGTATAAGTCGCCATGTTATGCGCCGCGTACCATAGGTGATACAGATCCTACATTAGCAATAGGGTCATTGTTAGGATCTAATAACAATTGTGCTTGCGCCCCTTGTCCTACGCTTGCTTGGAAAAGTTGATAATGTGTACCTGCGCGTTGCGCATTTCCTGCGTACTCTGCGTCTTTTAAGTAGGCCCTGTATAACACGAAGTCCATTATAGCGTTAGCATAGGTATCATCTATATCAATAGTACTACTACCTGTAGTCAGATCAGTAGGTGACTTCGAATATACTATTTCTAAAAAAGTGCTAGTGCTAGATGCTCCTGGGTAAACGTAGAAAACCCGTGGGTCATCATCGTCGAAAACATAATTTTTAACAGTAGTTCCGTGGGTAGAAGAACCTGTTGCGGTAGGATCGTGCCAGTCGGGATCTTGTGCGTTTAGAATATCTACGTTTACTAATCTAACCGCCCTTTTGCCAGTTGCACCACCAGAAGCATCAGACATATTTCTAGTTATCTTTATCAACCGTAACCCTTCGGTAGGTATAGTTTGCCTAGTGCCCACTACTAAAGCTACATTAGCTGTTTTAGCAGAAGCTTCCGGTCTAAAATTAACTATTTCTCTTTGGGCATCGTTGATATAACGACGTAATTCAGCATCCGACCAACGTACACTAGTGGTATCTTGCAGAGTATCTCTTATCCTAGCTAATAAATTAGTCTCTGTTAGCGTACCCACAGTTCACCTTTTATTAATGTAGGCAGTCTTCTATTTCTGCAATAAGGGTTGCTTTTTTCTTACGTCTATCTAATTCGATACCGAGAGAACGGCCGTATTCCTCAAGCTCGATTTTACTCATGCCTTTAAGATTTGGCTTAGGCTCTTCTACTACGGCCGCCTCTTCTATTGAAACTTCTTCTTCAACGACGGGTTCTGGAACTTCCTCTACATTTACATCAGGAACTCCACCTTTGA